TCTAGTTTTTTCGGGTAGCCCTCTTTCATAATACGCTAGAGGGGTACTACAAAACCAACTTTGCTTTGATGCAGCATCATAAATATAGCTTGACGGAGATTGAAAATATGATGCCTTGGGAGAGACAAGTATATACGACTCTCTTAATGCAGCATTTGGAACTAGTCAAAAAAGCACAAGAGGCAGCTAAGCAGTAATGGCACACGGTTTTCTATCATATCAAGATACTAGAGGCGAGGTAGATTGGCTCGGTAAAACTCTTGGTGCCATAAAGGATTATCTAGATAATCGCGAAAAAAAGGAAAAAGTCGCGGATATGGTCGCCGCGAAAGTAAATGTATTAAATGACCAAAAAGCATTACCACAAGGTCAAACACCTCTATTAAGAGGTGGGAATGAGAAACAGATAGCAGGAACACCACTGCAAAAAATGCTTGGTGGGACTGCACTACAAAAATCTTTACCTGGAGCAGTAGCAAAACAACCTGACGTAGTAGGTGGACCATTAGCAAAGGCAGGATTCAGCGGTAGAAGATTAAAACCAGAAGGATTTGTTTCTGATCAAATTGTAGATATTGGTGCGACAAATCTTGGTTATGAGAGAGATCTTGGCGGATCTGATATGTTCGTCAAAACTCTCAGTGATGTTTCTGGAGATAGTAGTCAAGTAGTACAGGCAATTGACAGATTGACCATGGTCACAATGACCTTGGTCTCTGCTACACAGGAACAAACAAATAGTCAGAAGCAGATTGCTGCCGCACAGCAACAGCATTCGGATAAATTAGCAAGAAAGTCAATAGCAGCTGCAGAGGAGACTTCTCTAGAACAAGGTGGAGATTTTTCTAGTAATGCTGCTTACCTTGCGCTTGCTGGTCAGGGTATGATGGGTCGTCGTGGCGGCGGCGGTGGTCCTGGAATGGGCATCGGCGGCAAAGTTATGGCAAAGAAATTGCTTGGCGCTGCTACTAGAAGAGGTGCTGCTAGAACAGGCACCAGACTAGGTGCTGCAATGGGTGGCAAACTATTAGGAGGATTTGGAAAAAGAGCAGGTGCTAAATTAGGTGGAAAGGCAATTGGTAAGGTTGCTGGTGGAGCAATTGCAAAGAGTCTAGGTAAGAAGATTCCACTGGTAGGATTAGGATTAGGTGCTGTTTTTGCTGCTCAGAGAGCAATGCAGGGAGACTTCCTAGGTGCTGGTCTTGAATTAGCATCTGGTGCAGCATCTACTGTTCCTGGTCTTGGAACTGCTGGATCTATTGGTATTGATGCTGCTCTAGCTGCCAGAGACATGACGATGATGGCAGATGGTGGTATTGTTGATGGTGCTACTAATGCAATTATTGGTGAAGATGGAAGAGAAGGTGTTTTCCCACTTGAAGGTCCTCGTGGTAAGAAAACATTTATTCAATTTGGTGAAGGAATTTTAGAAGCACAGAAAAGAAATAAAAAGGAATTTGCTAAAATTCAAGCAGCAGGACTTTCCGAATATTATGATAAGAAACCTTGGTGGCAAGGTTTGATGGATGGTCTTAAAGAAATACTTGGTGCTTTTAGTTTGCCTGGATTTGGCAAAATTTTCAAATTTGATGAGAATGAAGACAATGATGAAGATGATGATCGTGCTGGTAGATATAAGATTGATCCATCAAAATTTGCAAAGGGCGTATATGGCACAGGATTAGTAACAGGTCCTGCGGGTCAGATTGGTGTTGGTGATGAATATCATCTTGATAGTAAATTTTCCAAGGACATGTCCATGGAAGATCGTGTTAAATTGATGGATCAACTTGCTAGAGGATATGCTGCTAGGGGAAGAGAGATAGAATTCTCTAATAATGCAGTTGCTGGAACCATATATGATCCTAATGCTACTTTAGAAGAGAAGATTGCATTGCTTAGAAAAGCACAAAATGCTCATAGTCATTCCTTACATCAAAACTTTGATAGTATTGATTACTATATTCCAAACATTGGTAAAGGAAGGAGAGATGAAAGTGCAGAGGGTGCTGAAATCCTAATGCCAACTATGGAAGGAGCTCAACTCCAATATGGTCAAGGTGGTGGATGGGGTGCATCTGTTACCATGGTTGATGAGAATGGAAAAGTTCTGATGAAGACGGGACATGGTGATATCAGAGGTGCCAAAACTGGAACTGTTGACCTTTCTCCACCTGAAGAAACTACTACAGAACCAGAGGAACCAAAACCAACAGGTAATTGGGCATCAAAACTACAACATTTTGGTTTCAATCACAGTTACATTGATTTTGGTCCTGATAATAAGTATCGTGCCCTCAAGATGGACAATGGATATGTTATTCATAAAAAAGGTTTTATTCAGAGGAGAGTTTCCACTGATGATGGTGCAAATATGTGGTTAATGAATTCGTTGCTGGAAGCAGGTAATGCACAAGTGAAATCAGCAACTACAACACCAAATTTAGATCCTATGGGAGATCAAGGTTCATTATTACCAGGAGATGATGGTTCTAATGCATTAAGTGCTTCATCTACTGAGATTGCTCTAGCTGATACTGCAGCATCAGGAACCACAGTTATCAATAATTACACTACTGTTGCTGGAAATACTGGTAATGGTAGTTCTACAGTAGGAAATCAAGTTCCATTTGGATCTGGTTCTGGTGATATGGGCGGAGATGTATATTCAAACACACGTATTAGAACATTGGTGGGATAAATGGAATTTCAATCTTCAACAGATTTTAGGTTAGAGAGTTTTTTAATTACACCACATATTGGTGAAACTATTGATGCAAAAAACTTATTAGTTGCAATGGAGTATTGTGAATCAATTACTTCTCCATTTCTAGTAGCAACTGCTCAAATAGTTGATAGTGTAGGTTTAATAAACACCCTACCTATAAAAGGTGGAGAGATGGTTGAACTAAGAGTTATCACTTCTGCAAGCGAAGAGGTGTATTCTTATAAATTAAAAATCTGGCAAGTTGGAAATCGTTTTGCAGAGCAAAAGAAACAAACATACACTCTTGGATTGATTTCTCCAGAGGCAATTACTAATGAAACATCTCAAGTCACTGTTGGGACGACTGGTAATCCATATTCAATCATTGGCAATTCTCTTAAAACAGATTTGAAAACTGATAAAGAATTCTTTGGTGAAAATTCTTTATTTGAGGTTCAGATGCTACCAGGAGTGAAAAAACCTTTTGAGTTTTATACATCATTGTCTATTAAGAGTGTTTCTCCACAGGCAACATATAAAAGTTCTGGATCAGGAAATACTAACGAAACTATGGAAGAGATTAAGGGAAGTGGTGGATTTTTCTTTTGGGAAACAAGAAGGGGATATAATTTCTTTGCAGTTGATTCATTACTTGCCGATGAGAAAAGTAAATTTAAGTCAAAAAAATTAAAGTCTCCATCTTGGGGTTCTAAACCAGATGAACCATATACAGAAAGTCCTGGTAATACTGGTCAAGGTGGAGATGATAGATTTACAATCAAGAGGTCTGTTTTTGGATCAGAAATTAATTTGATGGAATCTCTTAGGAAAGGAAAACTTGCGTCTAAAGTAGTATTTTTTAATCACTCAACTGGACAATATTCTGAGTATTTGTACAGATTACGTGACAATTACGATAATATGTCGCATTTAGGTGGACAAAAGATCCTAACTCAAGTACCATCAGGTGTGGGAGATGAACTTCTAGAAGATATTTCATCTAGAAACTTATCTATTCTTGTAGACCATGAGACATGGTATAACGAACCAGACATCGCCTCTCCAGAACCATCAGATGGAGCTAAAAACCCTACTAAATTTGCTGATTGGCAGAAGTATTATTCTGTACAATCAATTTCACGTTATCAATTACTACAGAATCAAGTATGTACCATTGTTATTCCAGGAAATTCAGAAATCTGTGCAGGAGATAAAATTAACATTAGACTAATTAGTAAGTTACCAGATGAATTAGCAAAAGATGAACCATATGATCTTGAAAGTAGTGGAGAATATTTGATTGGGGAAGTAACTCATCAATATGATCCTACTATGGGAAATAATGGTAGATTTTTAACAACTCTCCGCCTTATGAGAGATTCCTACGGAATGAAAGACAAGGTATCAGCACACAGCACCTAAATAATCACAGGAGGTAATTACCTATGGACAGCATTGAACAGCATATTGAGAAAGATAAGGAAAT